CTATTAATAATTTTATAGGTGCTGAAAATGTTGGAGGTGCTTTACACGTAGAATTAGAACACGACCAAACCAACTTAGATGACGCTATTAAAATACAGCAAATAGGAAGCGATATAAATGACAAACTTTTTGAATATACCGAAAGGTCTGTATTTAATAATATACTAATGGCATTTAATAACGTTCCTAGTGGTTTAATTCGTTCAGATGTTACAATGTTTGGTAATAGTGGTGAGGCATTAAAAGAAATGAAATTCACATACCAAGAAAACACAACACAAGAACGTGAAATGTTAGAGCAAACAATTAATAAACTATTAGTTAATTTCAAAGACTTTAATAAAGAAGTCAAGATAGTACCATTAATTGACAAACCTATAAAACCAGTAGAAGATGTTAATCAGTAGAACGGACATAGCACAATACAGACAAATAAGTAAAACAGTAAATGTAGATATTTTAAATCAAAATATTTTAGACGCTGAATTTGTAGACTTGCAAGGTTTAATCGGTAGTGATTTTTACAATGATATTTTAAGAAATATTAGCACATATTCGGATTTATTAGATGGAAGCACTTATACTTATAGTGGAATAACATATACTAATGTAGGTTTAAAGGCTGTTTTAAGCTACTATTCTTATGCAAGGTATATTATGTTCGGTAGTCAAGTAGATACACCTTTTAGCTACGTAGAGAAGTTAAACGGGCAAACATCACAACCTGTAAGTAACGATTCAAAAAAGACTATGTTTAAAATGAATCAGCAAATAGCATTTACGTATTGGGAAAATGTACAAAGTTTTTTAAATAGAAACGCAACTACATATCCACTATGGAAAAATAACTGCAATTTAAAAACGGGTAATTTTAGAATATCAAAAATAGGTTAATATGGCAAAGAGAATATACATAAATAGTAATAATATTTTAGTAATAGCAGATAGTATATGTTCGATATGAAAGGCGATGAGATTTACGGTAAAACAAATAGAAATATTATAGCACGTTTTAGCTTTAATAAATTTACTGATGGAGCTGACGGTATCACAATTCGTGACGGGCAATCTTTTAAAACAATAGTAAAAGATGATTTAAGCGGATTAACTTATTTAGAGGCTAAAATAATGGGAGTATTAAAACCAATATAAAAATGATAAAGAACATTTACAAATCATACATTACAACCATTATAGGGGTGTTATTTTTCGCAACTGATATAACTTATGTCTTTGTTAAATTAACGCCTGATAACACTATTATAATGACATTAGCGGCAATAGGTATCATACTGCTATTTATGTCAGATAAAATAGCAAAACGAGCATTAAATTTAATAATTGACAAAAAGATATAAACCCCCTATAATGACCGATAAAGACAGAGAAGATTTTATACTACTAAAAAAAGATGTTGAATATATCAAAGTGGATGTAAAAGAAACAAAAGAAAACATTGATAGATTAAGTAAAGAGTTTGATAAATTAATGTTTCATTTAATGGGTGATAAATCTACAAATACAAAGGGTTGGATTGAGAAATTAACAAAGTTCGATTTTAGATTAACAATTGTAGAACGTGCATCCGCCATTGCTATAAGTTTTGTTTTAGCTTGGGTTTTTATAAAAGATAAATTATTCTAATATGCGTTATTTTCAAATAGAAGAATTTGATAGTAGAGATGTAAAAGGTAGCGGTTCAAATATGGATGCTACTTTTTTATCTATGATAGATGAAGCTCGGGCAATAGCTAATATACCTTTTAAAATAACAAGTGGTTATCGTACTAAAGAATACAATAATAAGTTAATTAAACTAGGTTATAAAGCGTCAAAAGATAGCAGTCATTTAAAAGGGCTCGCCGCAGATGTGTATTGTGCAGATGACAAAAGCAGGGATATAATGTTATATGCGTTGCGCAAAGTAGGTTTTAATCGTATAGGAATAGCAAAGACCTTTATACATTGCGATTGTGATACTTCAAAAAATAAAAAACGTACTTGGGTTTATTAAAAACTATATTTCGGCAGTAAATGGTGTTTAGTGCCAAAGTATAGTTTATTTTTTCTTTAATTTGTAAACTAATAGTATAGTCTTTTATAAGGGAAGTAAACATAATACTATACACTTATAAATCTATAGTATTATTGACTTAAACGATATTAAATGTCAAGTATATTGTGCGAAAAACTGGACATATTGCGTATCGCGATATACGATATAAAAAAACCCAGCTCATCATTCCGTTATGTTGCTGGGTTTAATCTCAAAAAAATACAACATTATTGTTGCTTTGAAGTTTCTGTCAGTGACTTCTCCACCGTAATATTATAATAATACTTTAAATATTAATATAGCAACCGCATAAGCTAATACTATTGTAATAGTTGCTGATAAAAAGTATAATAACGCTTGTAATAGTTTAGTTTTCATAATTTATAGTTTAAAGGGGTTTTTACACCCCGTTGTTTTTATTGTTTTATTAAATAAGGTGTACCCTTTAAGTTGTTAAATAAAATAAAGTCTGAAATATATCTTGAAACTCTATCCTCTCTTATTGATTTTGTTATTTTTCCTAATTTTGAAATTATTGTAACGTTTTCAAATTTTAAGTTTCTGTTTGTTATTTTTATATAAGTCATTTTGTTTGTTTTAGTGTTATTGCTTATACAAATATACAGACCTTTATCTTATAAAAAAAACTTTTTAGCATTTATTTTTAATTATTTTTATTTCACATATTACAAATAGCTACCATAGTAGCGTTTATACATAGTTTTGTGCATAAATAGCTACCATAGTAACACTTTTATTATAGGGGTAATTTTAGTTTTATAAGGGTAAAATTCATTTAATAGCTTATTTTAAGTTTATAAATCCATTAATTCATTTATAGCTGTGTGTCCTCCAATAACTACACCACAACCAATAGCGGGTTTTTTACCTCGTTTAGCATAGCCCATTGCATAAGCGTCGTTATCAATACCGCACCCTACTTGCATACCAAATATTTTAAAGTTTTGCCCTACAAACCATTGAACGTAGCATTGAGTATGTAAATGGCCTTGAACGGTTGACATCATATCTGCTCTACATTTAGTATGTGCTGTCCCTCCTTCACCGTGTACATATTGCACATCATCATAAACAATCCTATCTATAAAATTCCATTTAGGCGTTTCTAAGACTTCTTTATAACTTTTAATCCACTTACTAGGTATATTACTTGTTTGTGCTTTACGCATTATAATACGGTCGTGGTTTCCTATTGTTACATCTGCTGTAGGAAATGCTTCATACCATTTAGAAAGTTTTTTAATTGCTATTTCTAATTCATCTAAACCGCCTAAACCATCTGCATCAGTTTCGTGATAACTTGAATAATGGTTATCTATTACATCACCTATAAACACCACTTTGTTACAATTATATTTTGAATAAACTTCTTTACAATGTTTTAAATATTTATCTAATGTAAAAGGAGCGTGTAAATCACCTATTATTAAAATTCTACTTTCGTCTTTTGTTAAATTTAAAAATGCTTTTTTCTTATTACCTTTTAGTCTAGGTCTAAAATCACTTTTTTGTTTTGTCATAGTTGTTTTGTAATATTTTAATAAATAGTATTAGTTCTGTAGTTTCTGTAAATACAAATGAATCATAGTCAAATAACATAACCGTATCATTTTTATCACCATCTGTAATTAAGCAAAGGTTTTCATAATCATCGCCAATTTCTAAAGTATAATAATCAAATGATTTCCCGCCGCTTTCAGATTTTGTTACGTGTATTTTTTTAAAACCTAATTTTTTTAAATCTAATATTTCTATTTTCATAGTTATTTATTTTTTATGTAAGCGTTCCGTTTTCCAGTAATGTGAACATCCGTCATCGTATTCAAACACTCCATAAGTTTGCCAAATTTCATCTGCTATTGCTGTAAATCTGTAACACGTTTCTTTTAGTGGGCAATTATCACCACTACATTTTGATATATCTGCCATAATTTATAATTTTATTGGATTAATTAATCTAAATATTGGTTTTCTAAAAATATAACCGATTGCTAATATACTAATAATTAAGTTATAATACACCCATTTTGGAATATATTTAA